TTATTCCCATTTGTAGGTTTAATTTGGGGGGTTGTGGAGGCATTGACTGCTATGGGTGTAATTGACGATGAGGTTACTTCACAAGCTAAAAAGAATGCAGCCGCAAAGATAAAAGCGGTCAATGATGAAAGTAAAGCACAAAGGGCAAAGGCGGATGCTATAATGAAAGCCGCTGCAGATGAAATAGCAGCGATTGATTCAACTATAAAAGCATTAGATTTTGAGTTAGCAGTTAGGCAAGCAGGAGGTGAGGATATTAAAGACTTGGAACGTCAAAGAATAGATTTAATCTTAGAGCGTGTTAGGGTAGAAAAAGAAGCCTTAGATGCAAGTATAGCGATATATGAGCAGAATATTAAGAACTTAGAAGCTACTAACAAAATGTTTAATACTGAGTTGTGGCAAAATGAAGCGGCATTAAAAGCAAAACAAGAGGCATTAGCTGAGAATATTAAAATGGGTGAGAAAGCGGTTTTAGATGATGCCATTTTTAAAGCAAAGGAAGTCAAAGCCGAAAAAGATGCACTGGAAGCGAAGTCAAAAGCGAGAAAGGAAGCCAATGATAAAAGAGTCGAAGAGGAAAGAAAGTTTGCAGAAAAACAAAGGATAGCAGAAGCGGATGCACAAGCTAAATTTTTACAAGACCTCGCAGCATTAGAAGATGAATATCTAACTTCTAAGTTATCAAAAGAGCAACAAGAAATTAACGCAGTCTATGATAAATATTTTGCAATTTTAGAAGCAGCAAAAAAGAACGGTGAAGATATTACATTGTTAGAAGAGGCACAAGCGAAATCAGTTCAAGCCATTACGGATAAATACGCAAAGGAAAAAAAGGATAAACAACTTTTAGCACAAAATGAATTAGAGGCACAGTTATTTTCACTTAGAGAAGAAAGTCTGCAAAAAACATTAGAAGGTTTTGATATTGAAAGAGAAAATGAAGTTGCTAAATTACAAGAGAAATTAGATTCTAAATTAATAACTGAGGAACAATTTGAACAAGCGAAATTAGCACTTGCAAATTATTATACTGAGCAAGGTAATATAGCTATAAGAGATGCAGACCAAAAAGCATTAGACGAAAAGATAGCAAATATAAATCAAGTAGGCGAATACGCTTCACAAGGTTTTGAAATACTATCTAATTTGTCAAGTGCTTTTAGTAAAGATTCAGAAAAAGATGCAAGGCGACAATTTAACATTAATAAGGCAGCAGGAATAGCACAAGCAACTACTTCAACTGCGAGTGCAATAGTAGCACAATTAGCAGTACCACAAGATGCTTTAACGGGTGCTAACTTTGTTAAGGCTGGTATTGCTGGAGCAATAGGTGTTTCACAAATTGCAAAAATAGCAGCTACTAAATTTCAAGCATCAGGCGGTGGTGGTAGTTCAATATCAGTACCAACGGTTTCAAATGGTGGCGCAAATGGTGGAACGGGTGGTCAAGTTCAACAAAATGATAACCTTACTAACATTGCTAACCTACTTAACCAACAACCACAACCAGTATTAGTGGTGGATAGCTTTAACAAAGTAGATAGGGAAGCCGAAAAGATAAAAGCGGTTGCATCTATTTAATTAATTATTAAATACTTATGTTTAAAAGTCGTACAAAATACGGCTTTTTTCGTTTTAATAGTATGGATAAATTACCATTATATAAAGTTGTGCTTAATTCTGAGGAAGATGGTATGGATTTCAACGCATTCGTTGACTATCCTGCTACTCAAAAGAACGCTTATTTTTTCGATAAGCAAGAGCCAAAGGTTAAACATCACTTTAACGATGAAAAAAGAATCGTAACGGGTGTGGCTATTGCTGCTAATATTCCAATTTATAGACGTGATCAACAAGGTAATGAATATAACTTATTCTTCCCTCCATCAGTTGTACGTGAAATGGGTAGAAGAATGATGAAAAAAGGATATATGCACAACCTAAATAGTATGCACGATGAGAATAAACAAATCAAAGGTGCTTATTTAGAAGAAATATATTACATCGATAAAGCGAGAGGTCACAACGCACCCGAAATATTTAAAGACCAAAATCTACAAGATGGTACAATGATAGTATCCTATTTTGTAGAGGATGACAAGGAATGGGCTAAGTGGAAAAATGGAACTTATAAAGGTTTTAGCATTGAGGCTTGGTTCGATATTGAAAAAGTAAATTTTAAAAATCAAATACAAATGGAGAAAAAAGAAACACTCTTAAAAAGAGTAATCGAGTATTTTACCGAAGATGAAAAGGAAGAGGAAAAAACATTTGCCGAAACTACAACATCAAATGGTGAAATGATTAAATGGGAAGGCGACCTTACAGTAGGTACACCCGTAATGTTGGTAACAGAAGAAAGCGACATCGTTGCATCGGAAGGAACTTACAATTTGCCTGAAATGAATTTAGTAATTATGGTAGATGCAAATGGACTTGTTGCTGAAATCGAGGAAGTGACTGAAGATCCAGCCGAAGAAGTTACTGAGGAAGTAATCGAAGAAATGGCTAAGCAATTTGCTAAACAAAGAGAAACTTTTAAAAGTGAAATTACATCTTTGAAAGCTATTATTGCTGAACAAGATAAAAAAATTGCTAACCTTTTTGAGTTAGTGACAAACGAAAAACCAAAAAACAAACCAACAACAACAAATGCTGATTGGAAAAAAATTAGCTTAAACAAAACTAAACAAAACTAAAAAAAATGAAAGATTTATTTAAAGAAAAATTTAGCTATACCGCAGTCGATTTAGCTGACAACATTAACATTAATTCTGCTGAGGTTATTCCAGCATTAGTTGAAAATAACGATTTCTTAAGTAGAGTAGTTATTCAAGATGGTGTACCAGCGGATTCAACTTTTATCGTAAAATTATTCGATGTTGACCCTGAGTTACAAGAGATGACAAACTGCGCTTTTAGTGATGCAGGAACAGTCGATTTCACACAAGTTGAGTTAACTTCTAAAAGAGTAGGTATTGAATTATTTTTGTGTAACAATTCGTTGAACAATACTTGGGCGCAATTACTTTTGAGAAGTGGTGCGAAAGATGCTTTGGAATCTTTACCAATCGAACAACAAATGTTAGCTTTAACAAGATTGAAATTAGAGAAAAAAGTTCAAGACTTAATTTTCAAAGGTGACACAGGAAGTGGAAATTCTGAACTTGCTATGTTCAATGGATTGATTAAGAAATGGAAAAATGACCCTTTGATTCCAGCTTTTGCGAATGCAGGAGCGGTTAGTGCTTCAAATGCTTTTGCAATTTTCAAAGGTGTTTCAAGAGCAGTTGCAACTGAGGTTAGAGATAATGGACTTGCAGGAGAAATTATTTGTTCACAAGTAGATTTCAATCACTTAGTAGATAACTTGTTAACTGATAATAACTATCACTATACTGCTGAAAGAATGGGCGAAGGTAACTCACAAACAATGATGTTGCCAGGTACTTCTGACACAGTTAGAGTTGTGCCACAATTATCTACTGGAGAGATTTACTTCGTGCCTTATTCTTATGTAATGGTTTCAACTAATTTAGAAGGAGATTTGCAAGGTGTATTTGCTGATTATTTAATCAAGGAAAGAACATTAAGATTATCTGCAATAATGGATATTGGAGTAAACTATGCGAGACCTCAGTACTTCGCTAAATATGATGAAGCAGCATCTTAATTAAATAATAACCTTAAAAATATAACATTATGAGTTGTGAATTATTAAGCGGTTATACTAAGCCTAATTGTGCAAATAGAGCAGGATTAAAAAAACTCGCCATCATTAATACTGATGGTGTAGTTTTTTCTGTGACAAGCGGATTAGCTACGATAACTTCGCAAACAAAAACAGCGTTTAACTTTGAATTAGATATTAATTCTGGTTTTGCGAATCAAACACCAACGGGAACAAGAGATAATAACTCAGTGACTTTTGAGCAAGCGGTAATGGCTATGCTAAAAGCATCTGACATTGATACTGATTTACTTGTTCAAACATTAAGTAATGGTTATTTCAAAGTTATTGCAACTGACAGAAATGGTCGAAACAAAATCTATGGATTAGAAAACGGTTTATTCCTAACTACACACGAGGGAGTAAGTGGTCAAGCAGGTGGTGATATGAATGGATACACATTGAACTTTGCAGGTCAAGAGGATGCAATGGCACCTCATTTGTCGAATACAGATTTAGCGACATTGATTGCGTTCAATTCTTAATTGAAAAAATAAAATAAAAAGGGGCGGATGAATTAATATTTGTCCGCCTTTTTTTTGTAAATTTACAACCAATGATACAAATAATTAAAGGTAACGTTAATATAGTAGGATTGCAAGTTATGGAACTGGCAGTTAATTTTGAATACTTATTTGTGTTTAGAGAGTTACAAACGCAAACGGTAACAAAAGAATACTTAATGCCACAACTTACAACAGACCGTTACACACGCTTTGAAATAACAGACCCAACCGATTTAGATTTACCGATTGGGGAGTATGAATATAGGGTGTATGATGGTGATGGGAGTAGTACTGATGAAGCTAACTTCGATATATTAGAAATTGGTAAAATGATTGTGAAATGAGCAAAAAAGAAATACAAATATTTTCAAGGCAAGTTGAAGTGCCTGAGTTTTTAGAAAATGACAGTCAAGATTTGGTTTGGTGGGGCAAGGATAATCTTATTCCTCAATGGTTAAACTATTTATACTATACATCAGCGGTTCATCAAGGTATCATTAATGGTAAAGTTAACTTTGTTGTTGGAGGTGGTATTCAAGGTAACGATGAACTTGTAAGAATGTTTGACCCGATATTGAAATATATTAGTGCTGACATTGAGATTAGCAATAGTGCTTATGTAAAAGCTATCTTTGACCCAAGCGGACAGATTATTGGTAAGGTTAAACACATTCCTTTTGAATGGGTGCGAGTTACTAAAAGTGGTAAGTACCAAGTTAGCGAGGATTGGACTAATAGCCAATTTAAACCAATTACTTATGTAAGTATTAATGACCGTACAGATGAAATGGTTTGCATCATTCCATTTAAAGAACACGGTAGGCAATACAAGTTAGATCCAAACAAAAGAAAGGTATCGTTAAACTATTACCCTCAGATTCCTTATAGCGGTTCGATTAAGTCAATTATGACTGACATTGAAATTAAAAATTATGAATTTAGCGAAGTTGTAAATAACTTTAGCTTAGGCACGGTATTAAGTTTAAACAACGGTGCATCACCCAATGAAGAAGATAGGAACAAAGTAAAAGATTACATCATTGATAGCGCAACTGGAAGCGACAACGCAGGGGGTGTTATGGTTGTGTTCAACAATGGAAAAGATACCGAACCAACGGTACTACATTTGAACGGTAATCAATTACACGAACGATATTTGTCACTTGGTGAAAGTGTACAAGATAATATATTGAAAGGTCACGGAGTTGTTAGTGGTGAGCTATTTGGATTTACGAGAGATGGAAATTTCAATCAATCTAATTTAGATATTGCCTTCCACTTAATGAATCAAACGTATTTCAAAATGAGACGAAATCAAATACTATCTATTATAGATGCGGTTGCTGAAATAAATAGAATAGTAAACGATGTTGAGTTTGAGGAGTTTTCAATGCCGCAAGCAAAAGTTGAAACACCTAGATTTAAACTAAGCGAAGAAAACAAAGATGAAGAAATAATTAATGCTTTTGCTAGTTGTGGACGTGAACGAAATGGAAACGAAGATGTGATTTTGTTTGGCAATTATGACGAAGAATTATTTAAAATTAATTTTGCTGAATTAAATGAAACATCACAACGGGTATTACAATTAATTAGCGAAGAAACACCATTTGATGCAGTTATGGAAGCTACTGAAACGAGAGCGACAGAACTTGCAAAGATTTACCAACGATTGACTGATTTAGGTTTAATTGAAATT